AGATGCAGAGATTTTAGCGCGTGCTCTTGGTTTTACTACAGAAGAAATGGAGCGCCAAGAGGATGACGAACCTTGTGATTATAACAAGTATATTGATGAGAAGGTTGCTTCAATTAAGGTTATGAAATCCTTGAAGGATGCTGAAAATATTGAAGAAGCTCTAATCAATCTATCTGAAGAAGATTACCTGCAAGTTCTACAGGATCAAGAAGTTCTAGAGAAAGCTCTAGCAACTATCGAAAAGAATTCTACTGAAAATGTAGATTCTTCAAAGAATTCTACTGCGAAGGCAGGGGATACCTCAACAATTAACGCTAGCGTTGAGTCAGAAGTAGGGGTAACAACCCCTGTTGTTAAACGTAAAAGTAATAAGGAAAAATCTATGACTAAAGAAGTTCAAACTATTGAACAGTCTGTCGAGGTTATCGAGAAGGCTAAATTTGATGCCCTACAGAAGTCTCTGGAAGATAATCAAGTACAACTACAGAAAGCCCTAGAACAAATCGCTGCATTTGAAGCTGAACGTAAAGAAGCTATCGCCAAGGCTCGTAAGGAAGAACTTACAAAGGCTTGTGGTGCTGAAACTGCTGAAGTTATCTTCAAGGCTTGCGGTAATGCTGAAGATGAAGTATTTGCAGATGTAGTCAAGGCTCTAGGCGCAATGCAAGCTAAGGTTGAATCCAGCGATCTATTCAAGGAAACTGGTGCTTCTGTTAGTGCACAGGAAGATGCTAATGAATCCCCGATTGCTAAGGCTCTAAAAGCTCGTCTTAGCAAGCAACAATAATTTAATAATTTAGGAGAAATACTATGGCTGTTATCGGCACCCAAAATCCTCTTTTTTCTAACGTAGTTAAGCAAGAACTATTTCCAGAAATCGCCTATTGCCGCGCTGTTGTTACTGTTAATGACACCGCAGCCGATCTAAAGGTTGGTACTGTTCTAGGTAAAGTAACTGCTACTGGTAAATACAAGGTTGCTGTAGAGACCGCAACCGACGGGTCGAAAGTTGCTGACGCAATCCTGCTGCAAGATGTTACTCTACCGAATGCTACTGATACTAAGGTGCTGGTTCTTGTCAAGGGACCTGCAATCGTGGCTAAGGGCGCCCTGGTTCTGCATTCTTCTTATGATACCCAGGCGAAGAAGGATGCTGTTTATGACGCCCTAGAGGCCAAGAACATCAACGTACATGACTCTGTGTAATTAACCATTATAAAGGATAACCGATTATGGCAACTGTTCGTAGTTTTGATAAACCGTTTGAGGTTGTTGACCTAACCGAAGAACTGAACCTTATTCCCAATACTTGGGGTTTGATTAATGAGCTTGGTATTTTCCGTTCAGAAGGTGTAGCTCAGCATACCATCACGGTAGAAGCCAGTGAGCAAACCCTAAGCCTGATCCCTGATACGGTTCGTGGTGCACGTAACGTAGTCAACACCGATGATATTCGCAAGGTGTATGCGTTTGCTATTCCGCATTTCCCTCTGGACGATCAAGTAACTCCGCAAGACCTGCAAGGTAAGCGTGCCTACGGTAGCGATGCTGCTGATACCGAAGCTGCTGTCATTGCTCGTAAGCTGGAGCGCATCCGTCGCAATCACGCTGTGACTCTTGAAGCCGCTCGTGCTTACGCCCTAACCACTGGTGCAGTATATGCTCCTAACGGTACGGTAGTTGGTAACTACTACACCACTTTTGGTATCACTCGTAAGGAAGTTGATTTCGCGCTTGGTACGACCACAACCGAAGTTCCTGCTAAGGTCGAAGAAATCATCGCTCATATCCAAGATAACCAACTTTCGGGCGAAGTCGCTACCGGTGTAGTGTTCCTGTGCTCACCCGAGTTCTTCAGTAAGCTGATTGCTCACCCTGCTGTCAAGGAAGCGTTCAAGTATTACACCAGCACTCAAGAACCTCTGCGTAATCGTCTGGGTTCCGGTGTGTATCGTCGCTTCATGTATGCCGGTGCAGAGTTTATCGAGTATCGCGGGTCATACGGCTCTCAGCGCATTATCCCTGCTGGTGATGCTTATGCTCTGCCAACTGGTACCAGCGACACCTTCATTACTTACTTCGGTCCAGCCAACAAGCTTTCGCTGGCGAACACGATTGGCGAAGAGGTTTATGTGTTCCAGTATCGTGACCCGAAGGATGAAGGTATCCTGCTGCAATCCGAATCTAACCATCTATCGCTGGTGCGCCGTCCTGGTGCTGTTTGCCGTGCTTACAGCAGCAACTGATAGCGAATAATTGCTAGTGTAAGAAGGCCCTGCTTTACAGTGGGGCCTTCTGTAGCCTAACGGTTGCGTCTAGCGTACAAATTATGTGGTGTTATGGCTACTGCGCAAGAAATACAAACATTACGATACGAGTTAGCAGATACTGACACAACTCTTCCGATTTTATCGGATGCAGAATACGCCTATTTTATAGATAAAAATGCTGGCAGTATCCGTAGAGCGATGCTCGATGCCGCAAGAACGATTCTGTTTAAGCTAAGCATCAATTCTACAGATTCTACTGTCGATATTTTTAGTATCAAGGGTTCTAAAGCTGCACAGCAGTACATTGAAGCACTCAAGCTGTTTTTGCGTGATCCTAATCTGAATCCTGCTTTGACTCTAGGTGGCGGTTACGCAGGTGGTATATCCAAGCAGGATATGCAAAACAATGTAGATAACACAGATAACAACGCGGTCATTGTACCTTCTAGCTTGGATACTTCGTTCAATTTCATCAACGATAATTTTGTTCGCTGAACGGTAGGCGGGAGGTATTATGCACAGGATCGCAGCTACAATAAAGAAAATCCTTAGCCTCCAAGGTGTAAATTGCACATACAAATCTGTAGTAACTGGAACATACGATGTCGATACGGGTACGGTAACAAACACAGAGGTAACGGCTTCTGTAAAGACGTACCCCAAAGTACTAAAGGCTTCACAGAATTATTATCCGAATCTAATAGGTAAACAAGCTGTTACGTTTTATTTCGATGCCGCTGACATTACACCTAAATTAGAAGATTATATCCACTGGAACTCCGAGGAATATAGGGTACAAGAAGTTACGCCACATGTAGCGAACGGACAAGTAGTGCTGTACAAGGTGATAGGTGTCAAGTGATCTTATTAGCGGCTAGGAAATTGTTAACAATTAATAGACGGTATCGAAAGAGGTAGGTAATGTCTAGAGAACCATTAAGCCGCTTAGCCGTAGAGATAAATACCTCGCAGATACTTGAAGCAGAGGTCAAAATAAGAGCACTAGGTAACGCATTATCCAAGCTCGATAGAAAAGCAAGAAAGTTTGACACTGAAACTTTCATGAAAAACGCTACTAGGAAAATGAAAACAGCTATAGAGAAGTTTTCATTGAACTTAGCTCAAATCCTTGTAAATAACACGCCAATAGGTAGTTCTGAAAGATTAGAAACAGACAGGGATTACAGAAGATTGTATGAACTGCGTGCATTGCGGTATGGTATCGCTCCGGAGGTGGGTTTTCACAAAGGGGCTTGGGTTTATAACGAAACAAAGAATCCTCAATTCAATCCTGAAATAAGACCTGTATCTACCGTAATCTCAGATTTCAGAAGTGACTTCCGAGCAAATTATAAAATAGGCGATACATTTTATGTTGCTGCTACAGGCCCTGCTTTCAAGTATTTTCAGACAGGATTTGGTGGAAGTTTTGGCGGAGGGGTTTTGGCTCCAAGTATAAACCAGATTATGATGATTTACTCCAAAGCTAAGATAGGGTAAGAGGTTAAGATGGCTATCAAAACTATAAAAAAATTGCTAGAAAAACATTTGTCTCTGATGACTCCTCCTATCAGCACAGCTTATGAAAATACAAACTTCAAACCTGTTGATGGTCAACCTTACCAAAGAGTTCAGGTTACACCGTTACCGCCAGACAATCCTACGCTTGGGGATGATTACTACAGAGAACGAGGAGAGTTTCAGGTTTTTCTGGCTTATCCAGTAAACAAAGGGGCAGCAGATGCTTTGTTGAGGGCAGAGGCTGTGCAGGCACATTTCAAGAGAGGAACGGTTTTGCAGGAAGGAAATGTAAGATTGCATATCCTGAAAACTCCTACCGTTTCTGGTTCAATAATTTCTGGTGATAGATACGTTGTACCAGTGATTATCCAGTATGAAGCGGAAGTAATTCCTTTGTAAGTTTCATCAACCAATTTTTCAAACACATGTCAACTACCCCAGGCTTCAGCCTGGG